CATAAAGGAGATTCGATCAACGATAAGTTTGATAAGGTACTTAGATTTACTAAGCATAAGAACTTCAGTCAACTCGCAGCATAGGAGGTAAGCATGGAATATGGAAGACTCGCATCGCTACAAGAGAAACATAGGGATTTACATCAAAGGATTGATGCGCTAGAGGCTGAAAAAGCCCCCGATAAATATGTAACACCGCTGAAAGTAAAACGACTCGCACTCAAAGATATGATAACTAAACTCAAAAACGACTAGGATATATTATGACTTGGACTTTATTTGTTATTAGCACTGTGATTGGAATGGAAGAACCTAAGGTAACTCGTTACGATACATTTGATCACTTCGAGACTTGTATACACGCACAGTGGGTTCTTGAAGAAGAGTTCACTGAGGGTGAGTCAACTATTTGCGTGCCAACATATGAGGAGTAAGAGAGTTGGTATAACTGCTTCTGCTTTCGATTTACTACACGCTGGTCACATTGCGATGCTGAAAGATGCTAAGTCGCAATGTGACTATCTTGTTTGTGCGCTACACATAGACCCATCGTTAGATCGTTCTGAGAAGAACTCACCAATCCAGAATACGGTTGAGAGATATGTTCAACTCTCAGCCATAAAGTATGTTGACGAAGTGGTGCCATACCTGTATGAAAAAGAACTCTTAGATATACTTCAACTCTACACGCCTGATGTAAGGATACTAGGTAAAGAGTATAAAGATTCCCTCTTTACAGGACGTGATATTTGTGATACAATGGGTATAGAATTATACTTCAATCAGAGAGAGCATAGATTCTCTTCGAGTGAATTGAGAGGCAGAATATACGATGAAGAACATCGATGAGATTATAGTAGACTACGTTGATAGAGAAACGAATGAAGATCATGTAGCGGTATTATTATCAGCAGGCACAGATAGCATAACTTGCGGTCTAGCCGCACAACGTCTAGGTAAGAAGGTTACTGGCTATAGTATGTATGTCAATGGTAAGCAGACAACAGATAGTCTAGGCGCTAAAGATGTCGCTGAACATTTTGGTTGGGACTTCGTTTCTGTAGATGTGCCAGTTGATAACATCGAAGAAGACTTCTTTACACTTATAAACAAGTATCGTTGTAAGAAGAAAACTCAAGTAGAGTGTACATTCCCATTTCTATATGTCTACCCTAAGATCAAAGAAAAAGTAGTGCTCTCTGGTGTAGCAGCCGATGGTTGGTATGGCGTGTCTAAACGTGCCAACATTCACTTCAAGCACACAAAAGAACTATTCGATCAATTCAGAAATGATTACTTTGGCGCAGAGAATCCTGCCGGTATAAGACAACAAGAATATCTCGCAGAAGAGTATGGAATGAAGATACTCGCACCATACCTAAATAGTGATGTAGCCGCATGGATGATGTTACACGATCACGACTTCTTTAACAAGCCATATCAGAAGGCGCCCATACACGAAGCCTTCTACGAGATCAAGAATATCAAAAGACGTAAGCATGAGAACTTACAACTAATTGCTGGCATACCAGAATATTTTGAGAAACTACTTGACAATCGTGAGATAAACGTGTATAATAGAGATCGTACATTAGATTTGGTAAGAGATTGGCAAAACGTAGGCGCAACATTGTTTTGAGGTATAGATGAAATACGAACCATATGATAACGAAGATGTGAAGAAAGCATCTGACAAAAAACTATTCTCAGTCATTAGTTGTTTCGCTGGTGGTGGGGGTAGTAGCACTGGTTATAGATTGGCGGGTGGTAATATTCTTCTTATCAACGAGTTTGTTGAAGAGGCTATTTCTTCTTACAAAGAAAACTATCCAGACACACCTGTTCTTGTAGATGATATCAAAAAATACTCTGGTCAAGATTTCCTCGATATGGCTAACATCAAGTCAGGTGAACTAGACATACTTGATGGTTCACCGCCATGTTCAGCGTTCTCTGTTGCTGGTAAGCGGGAGAAGGGTTGGGTTGGCTATCAAGAAGATACACGCAAGACTTCATTTGATGATGACGGCAACATAATACAAGAGGGTGAGTTGAAGGTCAAAGAGGGTATCAAGAAATACTCTGACAATAAGATTCAGACTGGTATTGAAGACTTGTTCTTAGAATATATTCGTGTAGCAAAAGATATACAACCCAAAGTTATTATAGCTGAAAATGTAAAGGGTATTACATTTGGCGAGGCTAGAGCAAAGCTGTATGAGTTCGTAAACTCTTTCGAAGCCCTAGGGTATCAAGTGACATATAAAGTAGTGAGTGCTGCGGATTACGGTGTGGCTCAGACGCGAGAGCGTACCATCTTTATATGTGTGCGTGATGATGTAGCTGAAGCAATCGGTTTGAATATTCTCAATCTCAATGGAATATTCCCCGAACCAACTACATCACATATTAGTATTGAAGCGGCTATTGAAAATATTGAGAATGATGCTGAAGAAGTTCAACATTTGCGTGACTTCTATGAAGGTTCTTTTCAAAAGAAGTTTCTTGACCCGATACCGTTTCGACCAAGCAAGCATATGAAACCCAGTGATCCACAGTTTCGTGACTGGAACCCTAAGGGATCGTGCTTCAATATGATACGACCATCGCCCTCTAAACCATGTCCTACACTCACTCAGCAGGGTCAGAAGCGGGGTCTTTCAGGTGTATTCCACTATGCATCAAATCGTAAGTTGACAATTAAAGAATTGAAGCGTATAATGTCTTTACCAGAAGATTATAAGTTGACTGGTGAGTTTGACCAAAAGGCTGAACGAATTGGTAGAATGGTAGCCCCAAAGATGATGGCTGCTATTGCTGATTCGATTTATGAAAAAGTATTGAAACCGTATAACGAGGTAATAAAATGAAAGAGAACGACTTTACATTTGCTCATAGAGATGAGGGGTTTGACAACCACATAGATGCGAGTATTCGTGGGTACTCTATGTTACATGATGATATAGTAAGTATGTCAAGATACTTCGCAGAAGACGACACTAACATTGTAGACATTGGTTGCTCTACTGGTAAGACTCTTGCTGCGATGTATGATCAGAATAAAGATGTATCCTTCTATGCTAATTACATAGGTATTGATTATGCTTCTGGTTTTAAAAAGGATATGGAAAATCGTATGATAGAGTATCCATCAATTGACCTAAAGCATAAAGATGTTCGTGACTATGAGTTTGAGAATTGTAACATGGTCACGTCTATATTCACGCTACAGTTTATGCCTCGAAAAGACAGACAGAATGTACTCAATAATATCTATCGGGGGCTAAACGCCGGTGGTGCTTTTGTGTTCGCCGAGAAGACTTATTCGTGTAGTTCTAAAGTTCAGGATATGCTAACCTTTATGTTCTACGACTTCAAGAGAAAGTCTTTTGGTACTGAAGACATTATGGATAAAGAGCAGTCTTTGCGATCTATGCTCAAACCAAACACTTGGTCAGAACTGGTTGGTATGTTATCTCTAGCAGGGTTCGAATCGGTTCAAACGTTTTGGCAACATCATTTATTCGTAGGTGCGATTGCGATAAAATAATTCTGGTATGACTATAAGTATATATTACTTGAGGAGGCTGCGTGAAGCAAGACTTTATAATAGACTTTGAAACTGTTGGTGATGGTACTCATAAGAGTGTTATCATCGACGCAGCGTATGTGGTGTTTGATTGGGAAAGATTTACAACAACTCCATATTCATTTCAAGAACTAATAGACCTTGTGAGAACATCTAAGTTTGATGTGAAGGATCAAATCTCTCATGGATACCTCTTCTCAAAAGAAGATTTGAAGTTCTGGGAAAGACTTCCAAAAGAGGCACAATATAATCTAAAACCTAGCAAAAACGACTTGACATACACCGAGTTTTCTGTTATAATGTTAGCATATATAAGAGAGTTTGGAAGCATCAAGCACTGGTGGTCAAGGGGTAACTCCTTTGATCCTTTACTATTAGAGAGGATTATGAGAGATGTTGATCAAAGTCTTCTCGCCCAGCAATATCTGCCGTGGTGGCAAACAAGAGATACAAGAACTTGGATTGATGCTAAATTGAATTTTCCTATCAAGAATGCCTTCATCCCAGTATTAGATGATGTGTATTGGAAAGAAGCCTTTGTTGCTCATGATAGTAGACATGATGTGGCAGCAGATATATTACGATTACAGACTATTCACCGTGCTGAAAATGACTTGGAGATGATAAATAGATGAGTATAGATTACGAAAAATCGGAGTTCGGTGCGATGCGGGAGGCTCTTAGTGTGCCATATATGAGACAGCTACCGCTTGAAGCATTAGCCGCAGCGGCAGCGTCTTTAGAGTATGGGGCTAACAAATATGAACATAGGAACTGGGAGAAAGGGCTGCCATGGCAACAAATGATAGATAGCTTGAAGCGTCATATAGATGACTTCGAGCGTGGTATAGACTATGATAGTGGATCAGATGGGTCAGACTTACATCAGGTTTGTATGATCACTGCCTCTGCTATGATGTTAGCAGCCTCTGTGATACGAAACATTGGTGTTGATGATAGGATGCCTTCGATATCAGAAGATAGTTTATCAGCGAAGGAGTGCGCTAACTGGATGAGAAGCCAACTAGAAAATGCGAGAGTGTGTAAACAATGGAAATAAAGATTTCTACCGAAGACCTTCGATCAAAGAAGCTATTCTTTGCTACGCCAATGTATGGTGGACAGTGTGCTGGGATGTTCACTAAAGCTACAAACGACTTAGCAGCCACTTGTGCTAAGTATGATATTAGTCTAAAGTTCTACTATCTATTCAACGAATCTCTTGTGACAAGAGCAAGAAACTATTGTGTAGATGAGTTCCTTCGGAGCGACTGTACTCATATGTTATTCGTTGATAGTGATATTGGATTCCAGTCAAAAGATGTGTTCACTCTTCTACATCTATGTGATAGTGATAAGGGTATGGACGTAGTGACGGGTCCGTATCCTAAGAAAGCTATTGCTTGGGAGAAGGTGAGCAAAGCGGCGAATCAGGGGTATGGTGATAAAGATCCATTCCAGCTTGAATCGTTCGGCGCTGACTTCGTATTCAATCCTGCGGATGGTGTAAAGAGTTTCAAGGTCGATGAGCCAGTTCAAGTCAAAGAGGGTGGCACAGGCTTTATGATGATTGATCGTAAAGCGTTTGCGAAGTTTGATAAAGCATATCCTGAACAAAGCTATAAGCCAGATCACATTCGTACAAATAGCTTTGATGGTAGCCGTGAGATTATGTGTTACTTTGATACAGTAATTGACCCAAAGAGTAGACGGTATCTGTCAGAAGATTATATGTTCAGTCAGTATCTAGTCAACGCTGGTGGTAAAATCTGGATGTGTCCTTGGATGACATTAGCGCACGTCGGCTCTTATATCTTCCGCGGTTCTATGGCTGCTATGGCTGCGATACAAGCAAGTCCCACGGCTGATAAGAGTTCAAATAAAAAGACTTGGGAGAATAAAAAAGACTTGACACAGAAGAAAATACCTGATAATATATCAGGGATAAACGTAAAAAAATCGAAGAGAAAAGGACTATGACTATGAAACTTAGCGACAACACTATGGAGATTCTCAAGAACTTCAGCACGATCAACCCAAGCGTGATGTTCAAGCCGGGGAATACCATACGGACTATTAGTCCACAGAAAACTGTTATGTCTTCAGCGACAGTAGATGAAGAGTTCGATTCTTCGGCTGGTGTCTATGACCTCTCACGTTTTCTGGCTACACTGACACTGTTAGAGCAACCCGACATTGAATTTCAAGATACTAACTTTGTTATCAAGTCTGGTCGTCGTGGCGTGAAATACACATACGCCGCTGAGTCAATGATTGTCACTCCACCTAATAAAGACATTGAAGTGCCTAATCCAGAGGTACAAGTCAGGGTGACGTGGGAAGAGTTGAATAGTGTTATCAAAGCCTCGAATGTGCTTCAACTACCTGAGATTAGTTTCTCTTGCGAAGGTGATGAGATACTAATGTCTGCTATTGATAGCAAGAACCCAACCGCTGACAAGTATGACGTATCGGTTAGTGATGCGACCAGTACGGATACTTTCAGCATGATCATCAAGACAGAGAACTTGAAGATGATACCCGCTGATTACGAAGTCTCTATATCATCTAAAGGTATGGCTCACTTCAAGTCTGAGCGAGTCCAGTATTGGGTTGCTGTTGAAGCTAATTCAAAATTTGGTTAACCATTTGAAAGAGGAGTGTTTTTTAATCTTGTAGATAGAAGTTTGAGTGGCTTCACTACACTCAGTCAATGTATCATATTCAACACCTTGATACGAGACTGGTTTAGAGTTGCCATTCTCACTTCCACTACCTGAAGCCCATGGGTCTCGTCTAGCATCAAATGATGGAAAAGAGTTGAAGTTTTGTGTCATCATATGCGAACCCCTATAGTTTATCTAATATATATAACTTACGACAGACATCTAGAAAGGATGATATATGACAGAAGAAACACAAGCACCTCAAGAGGCAGGTCTATCTTTAGAAGACATTGCTGGTGGAGTGCAAATTATTGATATCGCTACTGGACGAGGTGCGATTCGTGGTCAAGAACTCTTAGCCGTAGGAAGTCTTCGTGAACGTTATGTCGCATTTCTTCGAGCCGCTAAGGAACAAGGAAAGGACATTGACATTCCTGGAGAAGAACCTGAAGTAAATATCGAGGAATAGAGTGATTGGAGGGGTTGACAAGACCCCTCCTTTGTGCTATTATTATGACATAAGATTTACACTATGAGGATATATAATGCTAAAAGACTTTTTGTATGTGGAGAAGTATCGCCCAAAGCGTATTCAAGACACAATCCTATCCGTAGAACTCAAGAAGACGTTCCAGCAATTTGTTGATCAGGACAATGTGCCAAACTTGATTCTCTCTGGTCGAGCGGGTGTAGGTAAGACTACTGTAGCAAAAGCTATGCTAGAGGAGATTGGTGCTGACTACATCACGATCAACGGGTCTATGAACGGCAACATTGACACGCTACGGGTTGAGATATCTAACTTCGCATCGTCGGTATCTCTTTCGGGTGGTCGTAAGTATGTGATACTTGATGAGGCTGACTATCTCAATCCCAACTCGACGCAGCCAGCACTGCGTAACTTTATGGAAGAGTTCAGTAAAAACTGTGGCTTTATTCTGACTTGTAACTTCAAGAACAGAATAATAGAACCATTACACTCTCGTTGTAGCGTAGTCGAGTTCAACATACCTAAATCGGAGAAGACGGCTCTTGCTGGTCAATTCTTTAACAGAGTGAGGACAATATTAGATGACGAAGGAGTTGAGTATGATAAACAAGCTGTGGCTGAATTGGTCAAGACTTATTTCCCAGACTGGCGTAGATCCCTTAATGAACTTCAGCGTTATGCTGCTACTGGTCGTATTGATGCTGGTATTCTAGCAAACAAGTCTGGTGAGAGTTTCGAAACTCTTGTCAAAAGTCTTCGTGGGAAGAACTTTACAGATATGCGAAAGTGGGTAGCAGAGAATGGTGATATTGATTCGTCTGTTCTGTATCGTGAGTTATATGACATCTTACCCGCTCAACTGAAGTCTACCTCGAATGTAGCTGATGCTATTATCATTCTTGCGGACTATCAATATAAAGAGGCGTTTGTAGCGAACTCTGAGATAAATCGAGTAGCTGCTCTTGCGACACTCATGGCTGAAATGGATTGGAAATAGATATGAATAGACTTCAAGAACTAATGGTTATCACGATGGAAGAGTGTGGTGAACTTACTCAGATATGTAGTAAGACACTTCGCAAAGCAGACACCGAGGGTGGCGTCACTCAGAAGCAGCGTGAGAAGGTGTTAGAAGAGGCTGGAGACGTGTATGCGATGATTCAGCTACTTGTATCGCACGGTTTCTTTACACATTACGATTTAGAGATTCGTGCTAAAACTAAGCACGACAAACTAAAAAAATGGAGCAAGTTGTTTGATAAGAATCAGTCCAAAGATTTCATGCTTGATCTGTGATATCAAGATAAAGAAAAAAGAGTCTCATGTCACCATTCGATATCGATACGAAGATGAGAAGATGGGTGAGGCTTTCGTGTGTAAGAATTGCTCTAAGCAGTATGATATAGAGGATCAGAATATTGGCGAACCCGTTTGATTATGTAAACACCATCAATACTACCAAGAAGAATATGATGCGTGGTAGTGAGAATGATGAACTGGCTGAGAAGGGCTATAACGCATGGGTAGTAAACAATGCGTTGTCATACTTTCCCGACACGATACTACACGCAAATCTAATGAATATAAACCACCATTTATCAGCAAGACCACAGTATGAGTTCTTTCTCAACTCTACTAGGTCTAAGAAGCGTTTTGCTAAATGGGCAAAGGAAGAAGTAAATGATGACCTAGAATTAGTTATGAAATACTTTGGATATAGCAGAAGTAACGCAAAAGATATTATGCCACTACTCAGCACAGATAATATCAATGAGATTAGAGATTCATATAAAGAGGGGGGTAAATAGACCCTTATGAGATAGGTCCGACCACACTCTCATTTATATAAATAGAAAGTCGATATTCGATATGATAAAAATAATTAAAAACAGGTGGATAAAATAATGAGCGTAGTAGATAACTTAGTCGAGGTAACACTTCCTAGTGATGAATCCTTTCTCAAAGTAAAAGAGACATTGACTCGAATTGGCGTAGCGTCAAGACAAGACCACAAACTCTATCAGTCTTGCCATATCCTACACAAACAGGGTAAATACTATGTCGTACACTTCAAAGAGTTGTTTATGCTTGATGGTCGTGTGAATAACTTTGGTGAAGAAGATCAGGGGCGTAGAAATACTATCGTAAAACTTCTTGAAGAGTGGGGTCTGATAACAGTAACGAATCAGAGTATTATCGAAGAGCCTATTGCTCCCCTCTCGCAGATAAAGATACTTCCGTTCAAAGAAAAGCACGAATGGGATCTGATACCTAAATATAGCATAGGTAAGAAGAAATGATAGAGGAGTTTACAGAGCATTTATTGAATATGGCTGAAACTTATGACAGCGATCTTATTAGAGAGATTGCTAATGAAATGAAAATTATGGAGAGTGATGATGAAAGAACTAAGCGTTTACAAGATATGGCCCGAGGCGCATACTCCAATATACGGCAGTGAGTGGGCTGCTTGCTTCGATATCCGAGCCAGTTTACGGAATGATGACGGTGTTGTATATTACAATATAAAGAACGAAAAATCAATTTCACCCACAACTGGTCGTATGATAGTCATTGCGCCTGGTGACCGAGCCTTGGTGCCGTCGGGGTGTATCTTTGACTTACCTGAAAACGAATCACTTCGCATCCATCCACGGTCTGGGCTTGCGCTCAAGAGTGGTATTATATTGGGTAACTGTGAAGGCATCGTCGATGCTGACTATGTAAACCAGACATATGTTATGTTGCATAACACGTCACGCAAAATCTTTATTGTAAGAGATGGTGACAGAATAGCACAAGGTGAGGTTGTAACGGCTGAACAAAGACGCTTCGTTATAACTGAAGATGAGCCAGAGCAAAAAACATCAAGAGATGGGGGCTTTGGTAGCACAGGAACATCTTGACGAATCATGTGATATATGATATAATATAAATATGATTGTAGATGCCTTATGGGTCTACATAAATCTTGCTTATAAAGGAGATAGCAAATGACAGGACTAAAGTTCAATAGTAATTCGGTTCATAACGATCCATTCTTTATTGGGTTTGATAGTATTGTATCGAAACTGAACTCAACAGTCAGTAACACGACTGGCAACTTTCCACCTTACAATATCATAAAGCATGACGATATAACTTACACTATTGAGTTAGCGGTAGCGGGGTATACCCGTGAAGAGATAGATATTGTTCTTGAGGATGGAACGCTCACCGTTCAAGGTGTGCCTCAATCGAAAGAGAGTCTAGATTATATACATCGAGGTATTGCCGCAAGAACTTTCAAGCGAGTGTTTACACTGGCTGACACGATTGAAGTGACGGGTGCTGATATGAGTAACGGTATGTTGCTTATCACTCTCACTAACCTGATTCCTGACGCAAAGAAACCTCGTAAGATTGAGATTTCATCTAACCCGAAAGAGTTTTTAGCAGAGGGATAATAACCGGGGGCTTAGGCCCCCACCAACACACACAGAGGAGACAGAGATGAGTAGCAAGAACCCATTCGAAATTAGAGCAGATATGCTAAAGTTGGCTAAAGAGTATATGGACCAACAGATACATATCAACGTAGACTTTGCCCAGACCCTTATGGGTGAGGCTGGTAAAGTTACTGATGAGATGCGTCAACAGTTGAAAGAGGCGTCTACAATGTATTCAAGTGATGAACTCTTAGATAAAGCCCGTGAGTTCTACTCGTTTGTTTGCACAAAGTCAGATAAAGAGTAATGGATCCACAAAAGCAGATAGTCATCTTGATGTTGGCTATCTGCCTCCTATTTCAGGTACTAGTGATACCGATATGGATGTGGAGCCTAGGCTTATAAGATTCTGGTTGACAGAATCGTTGTGGTATGTTATAATAGACCCACATCAAACAGAAAGCATATTATGAAAGCAATATACACCTGTGTCAACAGATACGGCAACAATATTCTATACCGTGGTTATACTGAGAATGGCACACGGGTTGAAGGTAAAACCAAGTTCAAGCCAACATTCTTTCTCAAAACAACTAATCCGACTGAGTGGTCCGCATTAGATGGTACAAGTGTAGAGGCTAAGAAGTTTGATAGTATGAAGGATGCTAAAAACTTCCATTTAGCCTATGATGATGTAAGCAACTTCAAGATATATGGCAACAAGAACTATGTGGCTCAGTTCATAGCAGAGAAGTTTCCTGTCACGATTGATCCAGATTTATCGGTGATTGACGTAGGTAACTTTGACATTGAGGTAGCATCTGAAGAGGGGTTCCCTCATCCCGAACAAGCGGCCTATCCTGTGATATCTATTGCGTATAAGTCACGCAAGAGTAACGTGTATCATGTTTGGGGTCTTGGTAACTATGATGTAGAGGCTGGTAGGTGTCCTGAAGGTTGCTTGATACAGTATCGTAAGTGTGACAGCGAAAAAGACTTGCTTATGATGTTTGGTAAGTTCTGGTCTGAGAATACGCCTGACGTTATCACTGGCTGGAATATTCGACTGTTTGATATCCCGTATATCATCAACCGTGTTACAAGATTATTTGGTGAAGATGTTGCGAAGAACTTCTCGCCTTGGGGTCATGTAAACTATCGTAAGGTTTCGCTCAAGGGTAAGACACTTGATGCTTATGATATCTATGGTGTTCAACAGATGGACTTCTATGATATCTTTCAGAAGTTTGGTTACTCGTATGGCACTCAAGAGAGTTATGCGTTAGATCATATAGCCCATGTGGTGCTTGGTGAGCGTAAGTTATCTTATGATGAGCATGGCTCTCTTCACGGTCTCTACAAAGCAGACTATCAGAAATTTATTGACTACGGAATAAAAGATGTGGAGTTAGTGGACCGTATTGATAGAGAGACTGGTCTAATGGATCTAGCCTTGACGATTGCTTATATGGGTGGTGTCAACTATACTGACGTAATGGGTACGACTGCTATCTGGGACAGTATCACATATCGGTATCTGAATGAGCGAAAGATAGCGGTGCCGCCAGCTAAGGGTAACCCCAAGGGTGAGTATCCAGGTGGTTTCGTAAAAGACCCACAGACTGGCGCTCATGACTGGGTAGTATCTTTTGACTTGAACTCCCTGTATCCTAATCTTATCGTCCAGTATAATATGTCACCAGAAACTATCGTTGATGAGATAGTTTATCCAAGCGGTGTTGATCACTTTCTAGAGAACAAGACTTTGCCTGACGGTCCCTATGCTGTAGCAGCAAACGGCACTTGCTATAGTAAAGAGAAGCAAGGGTTCATGCCTGCTATCATTATTGACTACTATAACCAACGGCGTGTGGTCAAAGACAAGATGCTGAATGTTGATAGTGAGTATCAAAAAAACAAGACAGCCCAGTTAGCGACACAGATCACACAGCTAAGTAATCGTCAAATGGCTATCAAGATTTTACTCAACTCACTCTATGGCGCTTTAGGCAATTCTTACTTTCGCTACTATGACTTACGCATAGCCGAGGGTATCACACTCTCAGGTCAACTTGCGATTCGTTGGGCTGAGAAAGCCGTCAACAAGACTATGCGAAACATTCTGAAAACAAGTTCTGACTATGTGATAGCGATTGATACTGATTCGCTATATGTAAATATGAGTAGTCTTGTGAGTGCGGTCAAGCCATCTGATCCAGTCTCATTCTTAGACAAGGCTTGCCAAGAGAAGTTTGAGCCTATGCTTACTCGCTCATATGCTGATATGTTTACACACATGAACGCTTATGTGAATCGTATGGAGATGGCCCGGGAAGCTATTGCTGACAAGGGCATATGGTGTGCGAAGAAGCGATACATACTAAATGTCCACAATAATGAGGGTGTACAGTATGCCGAACCAAAGCTAAAGATTATGGGTATCGAAGCTGTGAAGTCATCCACACCTCGTATTGTTCGAGATAAATTCAAGATGGCTTATAAGATTATGTTAGAGGGTGATGAGAGTGAACTTCAGAAGTTTGTTGCCGATTTCTACAACGAGTTCAAGTCTTTACCCGCTGAAGAGGTCTCATTTCCACGTGGCGTGAGCGAGATGGTCAAGTGGTCAGACAAAACTTCTATTTACAAGAAGGGTACACCTATCCATGTAAGAGGCGCACTCCTCTATAACCATCACATAACAAAGCTAGGCCTTGACCGTGAGAACGACTTGCTTCAGAATGGTGCGAAGGTGAAGTTCTGTTATCTCAAGAAGCCAAACCATATCTATGAGAATGTGATATCGTTTCCTGCTTGGTTACCAAAAGAATTACAGCTAGATCAATATATAGATTATGAGTTACAGTTCGACAAGACATTCAAAGACCCACTCAAGTTGGTCGCTGATGCTATCGACTGGAACCTTGAAGAGATTTCAACCTTAGAAGGATTTTTTCAATGACAGAGTTCAACGACTTTGGCTTCGCAGCGATAGACGAAGCAGACATACCCACAGCGGCTACACAGATTGTAGCAAGAGAAGAGAGTGACCGCAGGCTCAAGAATATGTATGACGCTATCATACCTCTTCTAACAAATCTAAAATCTAACCCAGACAAGGACACGATACTATGGCCTAATCGAAAGGAGTCTGTCGAGAAGTTTGAGAAAAAATTGCTTGACATTCTAGAGGGTAAGTGATATAATGGTATTAGTTACTCGACATTATAGAGGGTAAGTGATATAATAGTATTAGTAGTAAAAACATAAAACAGGAGTATAATATTGTCACTGATTGAAAAACTAATCAAGAACAGTAGTTCTAAGATGACCTCTACTATTATGGATAGTAAAGTGTTTGGTAAGAAGGATATGGCTACTACACCAGTACCTATGGTCAACGTGGCCCTCTCTGGTCGTGTAGATGGTGGTCTATCACCAGGACTATTGATGTTAGCTGGACCATCCAAACACTTCAAGTCAGCATTTGCTCTCATGATGGCCGCAGCTTATCAGAAGAAATATGACGATGCTGTGATACTATTCTACGATAGTGAGTTCGGCACACCACAATCTTATTTCGAATCGTTTGGTATTGATATGGATCGTGTTGTTCACACACCTATTACGAATGTTGAAGAGTTGAAGTTTGATATCATGGGACAGCTAGATGGTCTAGACAAGAAGGATAATATCTGTATTGTTATTGATTCGATAGGTAACCTTGCGTCAAAGAAAGAGGTAGATGATGCTATGGACGGTAAGTCTGTTGCTGATATGTCTAGAGCGAAGCAGATGAAGTCACTGTTTCGTATGATAACACCTCACTTGAATCTCAAAGACATACCTCTTGTTGCGGTGAACCACACATATAAAGAAATTGGTTTGTTCCCAAAAGATATTGTGTCTGGAGGCACTGGTGCCTATTATAGCGCAGATGCTATCTGGATCATTGGTCGTCAGCAAGAGAAGGTCGGTACTGAGATAGAGGGTTATCATTTTGTTATCAACATTGAAAAGTCTCGCCATGTTCGTGAGAAATCCAAGATACCTATTACGGTAACCTTCGAGGGTGGTATCAGCAAGTGGTCGGGTCTTCTTGACGTTGGTGAGAAGCTAGGGTATATTCATAAGCCTAAGGTTGGGTGGTATGAAGCGATTGATCCTGAGACAGGTGAAGTCATATCTGATAAACTGATGAGGGCTAAAGATATCAACTCTAACTCTGACTTCTGGAAGATGATGTTCAGCAAGACTAAGTTAGCAGAAGATATTCGTAATCGTTACACGGTAGGCGGGCAAGCGCTATTGACATCAGATGAGAATAGTGATACAATGGACGAAGAATCTACAACTGAGGTGTAATAATGATTGATCAAACTATTCTAGCGAATCTTCAATCTAACGAACCATTCGCTAGAAAAGTCTTGCCTTTTCTCAAGAGTGAGTATTTCGTAAATCTAGATGAGAGATATGTCTATGAAACGATACAGTCTTATGTCGATCAATACAATGGGCTTCCGTCAAAAGAAGCCCTGCGTATTACTGTAAGCGAATCTACTAACCTGAACGAAGATCGGTTCAAGAACGTCTGTAATGTTATTGATAATCTCAAGTCTGATGATTCAGACTTAGACTGGCTTGTGGATACGACTGAGAAGTTTTGTCAAGATAAAGCTATATACAATGCTGTTCGAGAATCTATTCTAGTTCTAGACGGTGATCACAAGAAACTCGACAAGGGTTCTATTCCTGACCTCTTGTCAAAAGCACTCGGCGTATCATTCGATAGTAATATTGGTCACGACTTTCTAGACGACTATGAAGACAGGTATGACTTCTATCATCGTAAAGAGGAGAAGGTTGAGTTTGATCTTGAACTCTTCAACGAGATAACCAAAGGTGGTGTATCAAAGAAAGCATTGATTATAGCACTTGCTGGCACAGGTGTGGGTAAGTCATTGTTTATGTGCCACCAAGCAGCGGCTGCTATGATGAATGGTAATAACATTCTGTATATCACTATGGAGATGGCTGAGGAGCGCATTGCTGAACGTATTGATGCGAACCTACTTGATGTCTCGCTAGATGATTTAGGTGATATACCTCGTGATGTGTATAAGAAACGTATTGATCGTGTCAAGGCTAAGACCACGGGAAAACTTATTGTGAAAGAGTATCCAACAGCAAGTGCGGGTTCAGCACACTTTAGGCATCTCCTCAACGAATTGAAACTCAAGAGAAACTTCAAACCAGACATCATCTTTATTGACTATCTCAATATCTGTATGTCTTCAAGGCTCAAGAACGCCCAGAACGTGAATAGCTATACATACATCAAGGCGATTGCTGAAGAGTTACGTGGTCTTGCGGTAGAGTTCAACGTGCCTGTTGTAAGCGCCACACAGACAACTCGCTCTGGTTACTCGAACTCTGACGTGGGTTTAGAGGATACGTCTGAGTCTTTTGGTCTACCAGCGACCGCTGACTTTATGTTTGCTCTTATCTCCTCAGAAGAACTTGAAGCGTTGAATCAGATTATGATCAAGCAACTCAAGAATCGTTGGAACGACATCGGTAAGAATAAGCGATTCGTTGTAGGTATAGATCGATCTAAGATGAGGTTATTTGATGTAGAGCAAGAGGCTCAAGACCTTGTGGATGATAGACCTGTTATGGACACTGGTGATGTGGGTGAGAGAATAGGTGCTGAAAACATCACAGCATTTAGGAAGAAGAAGCCACAGTTCAC